CAACTGGTACGACATCAACTCTGTCATCAAAATCTGACTGTTTAATATTTCTTGCACCACCTACGACATCGTATGGATACTCTGGTGGTAAATATTGTGAAACTACTTTTGATAATAATTTAAACTCATCTTTCATCGCTGCATAACATCTTTTGTGTATTGCAGACATAACTCTTGAACCACGTTCTAATAACGCAATAGTTGTCCCTACAGCTGCTGCTTGGTTACCATCGCCAACGCTCATGTCAGCAATAGCCGCGAACCTTTGACCTGCTTGCACAACTATACCTAATAAATTTAATAATGTTTGAGATGGTTCTTTGTATGGTAACGGAAAGAATGCATCACGTAACGATCCACCCGGTGCATCAACATCTTTGAACTCACCTGGTTGTATTGGTGATGCTTCATCTCTAACTCTAACGCCTCGCTGTTTAAATCCTGCAGGTAAGTTTGATAATGTTCCTGCGTCTAATAATTGACGGAGAGCCGCCGTTGCGGTACGGCTCAATCCGCCAATCATATGAATGAGTCCAAAGCCATAAAATCCTAGTCCTGGCAGAAATTTGAAGTGGACAAAATATTGGATCTTATTTTTCTTTAGATCATTGGGCGCATAGTTTCTCCGTATGGAGAGTACTACTCGGCTGCCTTCTTCTACAGTTACAATGTAGGGCAATTTTATTCCTGTTGGTTCTCCGTCTTGACCAACTTCTTCGAAACCTTCTAAGTCTAAATTTACATGGCACTCTAATAAAGTATAAATTGGTTCATTCTTACCAGATTTTTTTGTGCCATCTAACTCACGTTCTTTTTTCTCTAAGTCGTTTCTTTCAACACTACCTGGCGGTCCAAGTTCTACATCTCTGTAAAAACCAGATACTTGTTGTTTTCTTAATTCATTTTCAGATATCTTAACTGTGTGTATTACTGCTTCTGCATCTTCAATACTAGTTGCAGTATAAGGAACTATTAATTCATCTGCAGGGACAAACTTTGATACTGCTCTTCCAAGTGGTACATCGTAGTAAACTTTTTTAAATGTAGAACCTGCAAGTGGTAAATGAAACAACATAGAATCAAACTCTGCTTCGTACTCTTGCATTTGATCCATAATTAAATAGTTCATAAAATCTTTTACACGCACAGCTTGTTGTTCTGTTTGTGGATTTTTAACACCAATAACTTGTGTTCTAACTGGTCCGTCTGCTGGTAATAATTCTTTGTACGCTTGTGCTTGGAATTGTGTAACAGCTTCTGCTAACACTGGGTGTGTTGCACCAGATGCTCCTTGAAAAGGTTCTGTTCTGTTTTCGTATTTAAATCCTAGTAAGTCAAGCCCCTCTGTGTATCCTCTCTCCCAATCTTTTCTAGAAGATTTATAATCCATGTAGTTTTGAACCATTTCGTTTCCAACTGGTTCTAAAACATCGTCTGGTAAAATATCTGCTAGATTATCGAAGTGTGATTCTGTTCCCGGTATATTTATAGCTCCCGGTTCAAAGTCTAAAGTTGCACCACCATCTTCTTCAGGTATTACCTCTACTGGTGGTTTATCTACTATCTCCTCCTCAACACTAACTTCTTTAACTTCTTCCTCTGTAGGAATGTCAATTTTAGTTCGAGTGTTAGGGAGCCCTTTATCTATATCTGCCATTTATACTCCTATATTCTTTTAACACGTTTCATTAGACCTTGCAACCCTTGTGAGTTGGGGCCAGATACTGGTGGGGGTCCTGAATCTACACCAGCTAGTTTTGCTATACCGCCACCTGCTAAACCAGGTAAATAATCTGTTACAGGTGATTGTAAAAAACCGCCAACTTTTGATTGTCTTTCAGCTGCAAGTTTTGCTTGATCTTCAAGAACTGCTTCTTGAGCTTTTTGTAATTGTTCAAAACCTGCCTCTCTTTCCGGTATAACATTTCCAAGAGGATCTAAAAATTTTTGCGTGGCACCAAGTAAATCTTCTTCTGCTTTTTTAACCTGTCGTGGGTACATAAAAGCATCATCAGGAATCATAAACTCATCAGCTCTTCCTTCTTGATAATCAAGCTCATCAGCTTTTTTATAAAAGTCTTGAACGTTTTTAATATCACTTGTGTCATAACCAAGTTCTATTGCTTTATCTAATAAAATTCTTTGATCAGTTTTACCTAATAAACCATAAGTAGTATCTGCTAAAATATTTGCAGGTGTTTTACCACCTTTATATCCCATGTATGCTATTGGCAATGCAGCTACAGCTTCAAATACTAAAGCTCCTGGTCCTAAAGTTTGAGTAAAAAGAGACTTTGCTGCATTAAGTTTTCTTGCAGTATTCAAAGTTTGAACAGCCTTAGGTGCTTTACCAGTTTGAACTTTTAAAAGATCTTCTTGTTTTTTAATATCATCAACATAAGACATTGGATCATCACATCTAGTTAGTCCTCCAGTGCTACCAGCAAATTTACATTTAAAACCAAGCTTCCTTAAATTTTGAGCTATTAATTTTGATTCCTGTCCTATTATATTTTCAACACCTTTTATTTCAGAAGGTAAAACTTGTGTAAAACTTTGTTTAGTTCCCACACCAGCGGTTTTAAATAAGTCTGGATTTTTTTCTGCATACGCTTGAAAGTTTTGATTTAAATTTTGTAAGTTTAATAAAGATTTACGTATTTCATCTCTCATATTTAATTTTTGAAACTCTTTTACATTGTATTTAAAATTAGTTGCATCATCACTAATCTTACCAATATTAAGTTTTAGATCTCTTGCAATTTTTTCTACAGCTTTCTTTTTATTTAAATTATTACTTTGCACAGCTTTTTCATATTGCAATGATAATGAATCTTTAAAACCGTTATTAAGATCTGCTTCTAATACATTTACTCTAGTTAATTGATCTGTGGTTGCATTAAATATTTTATTTAAACTAGATCTAGATAATGGGTGATCAAGTTCAAAATTTATGTTTGGATATTTAGCATTAATAGCTTCTCTTAATAATCTATATTCGTTTAAGTTTTTTTTAATAGCTAAAAATTTTTTAGGGTTATATGTGTTTGATTTAGGATTACCAAACGCTTGGTAAAATACTTCATCTATTTTATTTTTATCATATTTAATTAATTTACTTTTCCATAATTTATTTAATGTATTATCAGAAAAAGTAGGATCGTCGGGTATCCATTTTAATTGATACCTCATCTCTTTACCGGCTATTTTCATTCTTTTGTTGTAAATATTTTTTTGTAGTAAAGCTGATTGATTTTTAAGTTCAGGTAAAGATATATTATTATCCTTAGCAAATTTTTTAGGATCAAAAAATTTTTTCTTATTTGTTTCTTGTAATAATTTTATTTGAATATCTTGTTCTTTTGGAATTCTTGCTTCTCTGGATCTTTTTCTAGATCCTTCCTCTGTTAATACTTCACCAAAATTTTTTATTTCATTTTTTATTTTTCTTCTAAAGTTTAAATTTTTATCTCCAGACATGGAAGCATAGTCTTTAAAACCTAATGTTCTAGCTCCTTTATTTAATTCTTTTTTGCCAAAAGTATCATAATCAGCTTTTAGTTGTTTTAATCTTAATGCCTTAGCACCTTCTTCTCCTCTATATCCCTGCCTTGTGCCACCAAAACCTGGTTGCACTAACATACCACCACCTGCCATATCTTGTCGTGGGTT